TCGAAACCAGATATCTCAAGGCGTACCAGACAGCATAATTTACAGTTTGCAAGGGAAGTATTAGAAGCGGAGGGTATTCTTACTCCAGAAATGGATGAGGGGATTAAAAGCAGTATAGAGGAGATAGGATAATGAACATATTAGAAAAAATTGATAGTTATTTAAATGAAAAGGAAGGATGGGTTGTATTTGGTTCAATTAAGAAAGAATATTTAACCCAGTTTTCCTTTGATGGAAAAACACAATTGGGATGGTCTAAAGACAAAAAGAAAGCAAAGGTATTTCCAGATAGTGGAAGTGCTGAAAAAGCTCTTGATATGACATTAACTGATAAATATGGATATGTAAAAAGGTTGAATGAAGCAATCGAAAAATCAACAATGTATGGTCTTGCCTAAATGTGGTAGTTATGATACCGAACCAGTTTAATAAGGAGATAGTTTTATGAGCGTCACAGAATACACAGATGAGAATTTTTTTGAACTTACTGGACAAGAGATAAATAACTTTAGCTTAATGAGATTATTTAATATTTTATTGGATGAGGATAGAGAAACCAAATTCATGAATATTTTTAGAAGCTATATATTGAATGATGAAGTGTTTACTGATACCGCTTTGTATAATACCTATCAAGTAAGTAATGGAGAGTTTTGGGAAAACATTTCTTGGAATTTATATGAGAATCCCTATGTCTGGTGGATACTTCCTATTTTGAATAATATATTAAATCCCTTTGAGGATCTTGAAGAAGGTCAAATAATAAAAGTTTTAAGAGCCGATTATATTTATACACTAGTCAAAGATCTTGAACGTATAGCGGAGCAGAAAACATAATGGCAGACGTTGGTAAAACAGATTATCAAAAAACAGGTCAAGTAGAGCTTACAAAAGGCGTTGTTTCAGTAATGATTTTAGCTGAATCTGGAAATGCTATACTTATGAATGAAGATATTTATAAGTTATATTTTGTAGAAGATATATTTGGATTCTCTATAGTAGGTAAACTTATTTTTAATGATAGATTTAATTTTATGGAGCTTGGCCCGTTTACTGGTCAAGAGAGAATAGCTGTTATTTACGGTAAAGGAAAATCTGATAAAAATATGATTTTTGATATATGGAGCGTTGTTAGGATATCTCAATCAGGGCCAGGAATTAGAGAAACAAGTGAAAATATGTTTGAGTTAAATTTAGTAGATCCATTTTTTATGCCCACTACTTTAAGAAGATTTAGTAAAAGTTGGAAGGATCAGAAGTATTCTCAAATAATGAAGGATATTCTTAATAACATGTGTCTTGTCAAAGATGGAGGATTTCCTTTGAAAGTAGAGGAGTCTAGTAATTCTACTGATTTTATTATTCCATATTGGACTCCGAAAAATGCTTTGAATTTTTTAACTAGAAGAGCAAAAGGAAAAAGAAGTGGAAGTAGTGGATATTTAATATTTAATAATACGGTAGATGGAATAACTACTAATGTTAAAACTCTAAATTACTTATTGGCTGATACCGATAAAACTTTAGATAAAAAACCTTATAAATTTCAAAGTGATGAGTTATCTGGTAAAAACAAAATACTTGAGTGGTGGTTTAGTGGTTTAGATAGGACTGGAAATCAAACATTAAGAGGTGGGTATTGGAGGGGATTTGACTTCAATACTAAAAAGCTTTTACAAATGGGATATAAGTATTCAGATGGTTCTGATAATAACGTAATGTTAGGTAGAAAAACTTTGTATGGTCAAATTGATGATCTTAAATCATCAAATCATCTTGTAGGTGATAGTGATATTGATACATTATCTGATATAGCTTTTAGTGATTGGTCTAAACGATATAACTTACAATTTGTTTTGAATATTATTGTAGAAGGAGATGAGACTAGACATGCAGGACAACATATAGAAATTGAGTGGCCTGGTTTTACTGGTGAGCAATCTAAAATGAACGATGCCTTGAAAGGAAAGTATATGATAAAATCAGTTACTCATAATTTTATGGGCGGAGGTCATTTTCCATACAAGCAAAGGTTGGTATGTATTAAAAATTCATATCATAATATTAATAGTTCATTGCTTTATGATTCTAAGATTACTAATTTGTATACAGAAAAAGCCGTATCTAATGTACTTATAAGGAGATAAGATGTTAAAAAATCAACTTACAGATTTACAGCTACCGACAACTCAACTTAATGGATTTTATAGGGGAGTAGTAGAAGATAACAATGATCCGAAAAAAGCAGGGCGTGTTAGGGTTAGAATATTTGGACTACATACAGAAGAGAAAAGTAGATTAGATACAGAAGGAATTCCTACAGATGAATTGCCTTGGGCTGAACCTTGTTTGCCTATTATAGAAGGATCTATAAGTGGTTTTGGAATGTGGGGAGTTCCATTACAAGGATCTCATGTAATGCTTTTTTTTGAGAATGGTAATTTATTCCAGCCTAGATATTTTGCTTCTATGCCTGGAATTCCAGAAAGTAAGAAGTCATTAAAGAAGACATCAGTAAATAAAGAAGAAACTGTTTCTAAGAATGATGGGTTTAGAGATCCTGATGGAAAATACCCTACCAGAATAGGAGAGCCAGATGTACATAGATTAGCTAGAGGGGAGAGTGGACAAACATTAGTTCAAACTAAAAAGGAGAACTTAGATAAAGGTGTATCAATGGCTTATGGTGGTAATTGGGAAGAGCCAGATCCAGCGTATAATGCCAAATACCCCGAAAACTTTGTCTTTACTACTCATGGTGGTTTGACGGTAGAACTTGATTCAACACCTGGAGCTAAAAGATTTCACGTTTATCATCCAAGTAATACTTATATTGAATGTGATAATGATGGAAACCTAGTCATTCGTAATCAGGGAGATAAATATGAAATTATTATTCAAAGTAGATATATTCATATATTGAATGATAATGCAGTTACAGTAGATGCAGATGAAAGATATAAAGTTAAAGGGAATAAATTTACTGAAATTAATGAAGATGAAGATAGAAGAGTTGACGGAGATAGAAGAACTGAAATTAGAGGAGATGAAACTAAATCAGTATCAGGAAATGAGACTAAGACGGTAGTAGGAAATGTAACAGATACAATAAGTGGAAATCTTACTATTAATGTAACAGGAGCAGTAAACTTAACATCTTCTACAGTAGTAAATGTAACAGCACCAACGATTAATTTGAATTAAGGAGAAGGTATGGCTAGAGCTTGTACAGATTCAGCGATAAGGGGGTTAGAGTCGGATGTAGCCGCTTTAGAATCTTATAGAGATGTTTTAGAGAAGCAAGCATATGAATGGATCAATGATGCTTTGGGTTTTGATTTGAGTCAATTAACAGATTCATCTGATATGTTGATTGATGTAGTAGAAGCTATGACTACATCAAATTTAGGATGTGATGAAGATCAAGTTCCATTTGTTCAAGATTATATTCAAGATTGTCTTAATAAGATTAGATCGGAAGTAGTTAGGAAAATAAAAAATTTAGATAGAGATACGGCAGGAGTAGCACAAGCGTTATTGTCAGTTGCGGAAAGTTTTTTGTGTTCAAGTCTTTCTGATTTGATAACCTTGTTTGAAAGATATAGTTTGAATAGGTTATTAGATGCTATTAATACTAATATGAATTGTATTACTAGTTCAGAAGACGCATATAAGTATGTTACTGAAATAGATGATATGAATCAAAGGATTGATCAGGTTCTAGATGATTTACCTATAGATAGTGAAGGTAATTTTGATTTTGATACATTAACAGAAGATTTAGCTCCAGCTTTGACAGATAATATTAGAATATATAAAACTCAGACAGATTCAATTTTGTTAGCTTCTAGAGAGAATATGCAGAAACAATTAGCTGTAGCTGGTGATTTTAATCCAGAGAGTAGATTTTAATTATGGGATTGCCACAAGCAAGAATGACAGATGTAGGAGTAGGAACATGTTGCTGTCATCATGATCCTACTTGTATTGGGATGAGTGGAGTAATAATAACCTCTTCTTCAAATGACAATTCTAATGGTTTAGGAATGGCTAGAATGTCTGATATTGTTTTAGGAGGATGTGGGCATATAGGAGTTTTGGTTACAGGATCTCCTAGTGTTTTTGGAAATGGATTGAGTAGTAGTAGACTTACTGATTTTTTTACAGGTTGCTTTTTTGGAACTATAGTTACTGGTTCTCCAAATGTTTTTGTAGGAAATACTTATAGTGGGTTTGTAGAGGGAGTAAATTTTACAGAAGTAGATTATGGGAATTTGGATGATGAAGAGGGAGTAGACGATGGGTATAATATTTATCCACCAGTAGTAGGAACTCCTACTCCAGAGCAAATACAGAGATCAGCCGATTTAAGTGTTGCTCCTATAAGAACAGAAGCAGATGATACTAGTGATCCTCCAGTTTCGGCTGGATACACACCACCTACTTCTTGTATAGCATTGCCAAGTCTACCACCTCCTGATTCATTTGCGTTGACTAGTAATTTTACTCTTGGAAGTTTGACTACGGAGCCAGTAATTTCTACATATCCCATTAGAACACAAGCAGGATTCACAATGGAGGATCTTGTTTGTAATTTACAAGCATGGGCCGAATATATTGGTGAGCCTTTATTATCTAAATACGGCAGTTCTATGATTATAACTTCTGGATTTAGATGGGGGAATGGTGGATCACAGCACGAAAGAGGTCAAGCGGCAGATATACAGTTTACAGGGTTTACTAATGAGCAGTATTACAATGCTTCTATATGGGTTAGAGATAATCTACAGTATGACCAATTAATTTTGGAATACGGAGGTAATAGACCTTGGTTACATATCTCATTTAATAGAAGTAGCGGTAATAGAGTTTCAACGGCAGGGAACAAGTTTGGAACAAGAATAAGTGCAGGAAATTATGTGTGGAGAGAATTGAGGTATATGATATGAGTGATATAGATAAATTAAGAGAAATGGTTGCTTCCTATCCTGATACGATTCAAGGGTATGAAGATCAAATTACTAGTATAGATGGGCTTATAACAGATATAGATGATCAAGTATCTGCTATAGAAAATGAAGTTATGACTCCTTTGTTAAGTGCTTCTGATGGTTATTTAGCTCAAAAGGCAATTGATTTAGGAGTTGCTGAATGTGGTGGATTATGTACTGTTTGTACCTCTGGAAGTTACGGAGTATCAAATCTAACAGAGTGGGCTATAGTCAGCGGTGGATGTCCACCTAGTTTAAATAATATTGTATTTAAATCTTCTGATGTTTCTCCTAGTGTGGATGCTGATCAATATTATAGACAAACAGATTTTGAAGAAGCATATGGTCATATTAATGATCCCATAGATGCTTCTATAACTTATGGAACATATGGATTGTTAGCTAATAAGTCTAACTTATCAGTTGGTAAGAGTGTAGTAGAGAAGAATAAGACAAAAATAGAAACTATTTTTCCAATATATGAACAGTTTACTTAGGAGGTACAGTTGAGGTTTAAGAACTATTTAATAGAAGTTAAACTTCCTAGACGCTGGAAAGGAAACGTGGGAAAGTCAATAGGGGGAGGTATCTACGTCCATCGCAAATATGAGGATGAATCCGTACCAGAAGACATTCTAGCTAATGCCAAAAAATCACTAGATGGGTTTAAGTATAATATAGTCAAGTATGCGCCTAAGACTGGAGCAGTAACTTTTATTAATTCACCAGATTTTGATAAATCAGATGAGCCAATGGTGGGAGATCAATTACTAGTCAAACAGGATGGATCTAAACGGCTTATGAAACCTTCTGGAGATCCTTGGATATATCATCATAAATGGTTATGGGTAAAGGATAACTACAAGGGATTTGATGTAGAAAAATCAAAAAAGCGTTCCCTTGCATGGATGGGTCTTTCAGATATAGATTATGCTAGGATTGGTAAGAAGTCATTTTGGGAAAAGAATATAGTTCCGAGAATAATATGAAATTTGAAAATTATATAAATGAAGCAAGGGAACAATTGAAAGATTGGCAAGATTATATACGGAGAAATAAGGAGCTTAAAGCCGCTGTTTCTATCTTGTATAAGATAGAGAAGAGGAAATACAAAGCCTACATTGTGGGTGGATCGGTAAGAGATATCATCTTAGGAAACTTGAAACCTCATGATGTGGACGTTGCGACAAATATGCCAATGGAAGAGCTTTCGAAACTCTTTAAGACTTTTGATATAGGCAAGTCAAAAGACTTTGGGATAGTTGTAGTCAAAGAAGGTGGATCTAATTTTGAGGTAGCTCAATTTAGAACAGATGGGAAGTACTTTGATGGTAGAAGACCAGACTCCGTACAAATTACAGGAAGTTTTGAAGATGATGCAGGAAGAAGAGATTTCACTATAAACGCAATGGGTCTAAATTCCAAAGGTGAGATCATAGATCATTTTGACGGTAAGAAAGATATTAAAAATAAGGTTTTGAAAACTGTAGGAGATCCATATAAGCGATTTGGAGAAGATTATTTGAGGATGATGAGATTGGCTAGGTTTTCTTCAAAGCTGGATTTTGATATAGATCCTGATACAAAAAAAGCGGCTAAGAAATTATCTCCTAATGTTACAAGTCTTGCTCCAGAAAGAGTAAAGGAAGAACTATTAAAGTCAGCGGCTCAGAGTGGAGATAAATTTGCTCAATACATTAAGATATTGGATGATTTAAAAATATTAAAACACGTTTTACCAGAAGTAATGAATTTGAAATGGTATAGGGAGAACCTTCAATTCCATCCAGAGACAAGAGGAGAAGGAGGAACAGTCTATAGTCATGTTATGGCGGCACTTAAAAAGAGCAATACTAAAGATCCGATTAAAAATCTTGCTATCCTTTTGCACGATATCGGAAAAGGAGTCACCTATGCACCGAAAAAAGGTGAGGGATATCCTACGTACTATAGACATGCAGAAAAAAGTATAAAGCTAGTCAATGCTCTTGCTGATAGATTGAGACTTAGTAATAAGGAAAGGGATGCTATAATTTTTGCGGTTGGGAATCATATGAAATTTCATAAGATCCTTGATATGCGTCCGTCTAAAGTTGCTAAACTAGTCAATGATGATAATTGGGATGTTCTTGTTGCTGTAGGCAGAGCAGATGAATTTTCTAGAGGAGACATATTCAAACATGCTGGAGAATTTGATAAGATACTTGATAAGGCTATTAAAATTAAAGACAAATACGGTAATGTTGGAGAAGTAAAGAAGAGAATAAAATTAGTTGATGGTAATCATGTTATGGCTATTACTGGAATGAAAGCAGGGCCGAAGCTTGGTGATGTGATTCGTAAGACAGCAAACTGGATCATGGATAATGACATAACAGATCAAAAATTAATAGATGACTACATAAGGGGGAAGGGATTAGCATGAGATTTAAAGATTTTATGACAGAATATGATGAACAAGAACGCATAGATGAAGCTATTGTATTGGGTAAAAATACTTGGTTATTTTTAGAACATCCATTGTTTGAAGGTGTCTATTATCCAGTAGACGGAGCATTGACAGAGGATGAGATTAGTCATTTTAATTTACTTAATGAAATAACTAGAGAAGAGAAAGCAAATAGAAAACTTAAAGCCGCTGAATTCAAGGCTTCAAGAGAATCCCAACCTAAATCTGAATGGGATACAGAAGTAGAGAAAGCTTTTAATGATATCACTAAGAAATCAAAGAAGTCATTTCATGCATTAACAGATTTAGAAAAGAAGTCATTTATAGGTAAGTATATCCTTCATGGTCTGGAGTCTCCTAATGTAACAGGTAAGGGATGGGGAAGACAAGCTTCATTTGGTAGAAAGCCAAAGGAAGTATATTCTGATGCTCTTCAAAGTTATAAGGAAAAACAGAAATTCGCTAATGATATAATCAATATGTATAAAAAATGGCAACAAGAGCAAAAAGAAGGTGAAGCGAAATTAAATGATATAATGAAGAAATTTACTAGTATTGTTGATTTTGAAGCAAGTCTTGGAAAAAGTAAAGATGGGTTTACAAGTAAGTTATTTGAATGGATTAAAGATAAGTTCGGTAAAGGATGGTTTCCAGAAGAAGCATATTTAGAGTATTTATTTAAGATAAGAGCAAAGCAATATAACAGTCAAAAGGAGCTTGAAGATTGTGTTAAACAATGGAGTGCTATTGGGGGAAATACCAAAACACATGCTTCTGTAGATATATCTACAGTATGTCCTAAAAGAGAAAAACTTTTAGAAATGATGCAGGATTGGTCAAAAGCTCATAGGGATTTAGAAGCGGCAATTGAAGCTGGAGCAGAATCATCTACTATTAAATCTTTACAAACAAGATCAGACTCATTAGCGGTTACTGATGCTAATAATCCTACATGTGCTTATTGTTATGTGGAATCAGCAAGAGAAATAGCCAAAAAACATCCGAAGTATTTTTTAGCAAAAGCAGAGAAGAGAGGACTTAGATATCAAGATACTTTCAAGAAATGGTTGAACAAAGATAAAGATGGAACATTTAAACAAGATAAAGATGGAAATTATCAATTAACTACAAAAGGATTAAAACAAGTAGCAGATCTTAATAGAATGGGAGGTCTTAGATTTTTCTCTTCTGGTGATTATATAGAAGATCAATCTACTGATAAGGAAATAGAAAGAATAATTGATGATGCTCAATTGGTAGGGCTTCAACTTAAAGCCATTACTAAGCAAGAAAAGTTCGTGAAGAAGTACGGTGGACGTGTATTTACAGAGGGGCCATTAAAAGGTAAACCAGTATTTAACATAAATATGTCCGTAGATGAGCAAATGGGATTCAAACTAGCTATCGCTAAAAATTTAAAACGATCATATCCAGGTAACGTCAACATAAGAGTAGTAGCCAGAAATCCTCAAGAAGCAATTAACTATTCTAAAGATCCTGCCGTTGATGTCATAACTTTACTCCATTTTGGTACAGCTAAATCTAGTAGAATGGCAAATGCTGAACTTTATCAGAATATGAGTCCTGATAGTCAAGGATGGAAAGCGGCAATTGAAGGTATGAAGAAAGTACATCCAAAGGAAAACTGGAATAAGATACTTTCTAAAATATGTTGTGCTACTTCTCATTGTAAGACATGTCCTAATGCATGTGGATTCAATCCTAAAAGAGTAGCTGATTACACTCAACTAGCTAAAGGTGGAAAGAAGGTATTAAAGACGATAATTTAGGAGAAGAAATGAGATTAAAACAATATTTAGAAGAGAAGAGAAATTTAAAGACTAATTTAGAAGGAATGAGCGATAACGAGTTATTGAAATTTTATAATAAACATAAGAAGAAAAATTTTTCGAATATTAGTGGAATTCTTTTTACTAGCCTTATGGATTTGATTAAAACTCGCAAACTGGTAATAGATTTATGAGATTAAAACAGTATCTTATAGAAGATAAACATATGGAGCAAGCTAAACAGAAGCTAGCTAAACGGTTAAATGTAGATCCAAAATATCTTAATTATATAGATAAAGATAATTTTGGGTATTATTTTAATGTGACTGATAGAAAACATAAAGATTATAAAAGTACTAAATTAGAGAAAATATGAAAAAGATATGTCCTACTTGTGGAAGGAATAGGAAATTCGGGAAGTACTACAATAATAAAAGTAGGACTAACGGTAAGCAAGTAGAATGTAAGGTCTGTCAAATACTTAGAAATAAACAAGATAGACAAACTCTTCGCTATAAAATTTTTAAGCGAAAACGAGATAAGAAGTGGAAGGAAAATAATAGAGATAAGGTAAAAAAATACAATGCTGACTATTACAGGAAAAATAAAGAGCAGATAATGTCTAGAAGAAATACAGAATCTATTCTAATTGTTGAAAATGGCAGTAAAAAAAAGATAAATAGATCTAGACATCATATAAAAAAACATACAGACGATATAGTAATTGATCCAAAGAGGAGATAATGGTTGACCAAACATTTTTTTGGAGTGATTTAGACGAAAATTATAGTAGACAAGAAAACGGAGATATCCAAAGGGATGTTGATATAGGTGCTATATATAACAGTCTACGTAATATCATTCTAACTATACAAGGTGAAAGAAGGATGCTACCTACTTTTGCTACTAATATATGGGGTCTTCTTTTTGAACCAATTGATGGTATTACTGCCAGACTTATAGCTGAAAATTTATTAGAATCTATAAAGATATGGGAGAGTAGAATAACTGTAACTGCTTTTGATATAGAACCAAAACCAGATAGTAATTATTATAGTTGCAGTATTGATTTTGTTATTGGAGATGGTGAAATTACACAAACTATAGATTTTATATTGACTAGATAAGTTGAAATTGGAAGTTTAGGAGTATAAAAAATGACAGATTTTACACCGAGTTATTTAGAAATTGATTTTCTAACATTAGTAGGAAAATTTAAAGATGAATTAAAACAGAGCGACATTTATAGGGATTATGATTTTGAAGGTGCTAACATTACAATCCTTATGGAGCTTATGTCTTATATTGGAGAATTGACTACATATTTTACAAATAAGATTGCTAAAAATGTTTTCTTAGAAACAGCCGATATTTATGAAGCGGCAAATAGATTGGCTAGACAAGTCGGGTATGAACCTAAAGGAGTTAGAGCGGCTAGAGCTACTGTAACTTTAAATGTATCTGGAAGTGATATTGGAGTTCCGCTTCAAACTGGAGATATTTTAAGAGTACTTCCTTGGAAGGAAGTTAATTCTGGTCGTTTAAATGTTGATGATGGGAATTCTATTATTTATGCTACTACTGCTTCTGTTCAAGTAACTGCTTCTGGCCCGACAGTTTCTTTTGCTCTGCCCATGAGACAAGGACAAGTAGTGGATCTGGAAAATTATTCTGGAGATGATTTAATTGATAATGAATTGATATTACCTGTAGACTATGCTTATGATGATGATTTAACAGATATTTATCCTACGGTAAGAGTACTAATCAGTCCTTCTACTGGAACACAAAGTACAGAGTGGGTAAGAGTTTCGGATTTCTATTTAGATCTTATTCCACAAGTATCTGATAATGTATATATGTTTATCTATGATAGATATGAGAGAAGTAAAATAGTATTTAATTCTGCAAGAAATATTCCAGCACCAAATGATAGAATAAATATTAGACTTCTTAATACTTTAGGAAAAGATGGATCTATTGGAGCAGATGGTTCCGAAGATTCTGGTTCATGGCAAATTTTAGATGATCAGTTTATTGAATTAATTCGTGGAGGAGCTAGTTTAGGATATATAAACAATGAAGTCATTTCAATTTCTCTTTCAGCGGCAAGTATTGGTGCGGCTGATCCTGAAACTATTACAGAAATAAAATTTAATTCTGCTTCTGCTTTGAGAGCGCAATTTAGAGATGTTACCCCG